CAAGGTTGACAAGGTATTCGACGTTAGCGCGGTGTCCATACCCGCCAACGAGAATACTGTCATAAATGCGCGGTCTTACTTCGACGGAGTGATTGAAGCGGAGCAGCAGGAGTTGCTGTTGGCGCAAGAGAGGGACGCAAGGAAACGCCTTGCAGTCAAATTCCGTTTAGAGACAGGAGCAATGTGATGGAGTTCGAGAAGTTTACAGCAGAGCGATACCGCTCGCTCGACCTCGAAGAACTTGAGAAGCGCCGCGATGCAATCCTCGCCGCGCTCGACGGTGACGAGGTTGAGATTTCGGTGCTTGACGAGGAACGCGCCCTTTGCACGGCAGAGTTCGAGCGCCGCAACAAGAAAGCCCAGATGCGCAGCCTTACCATGAGCGCTGTTGCAGGTGGCGCTGGTCGCGTAATCGAGCGCTCTTCGGAGGAAGAGGATGACGCTGACGGCGATATGTACAGCTCGGCAGAGTACGAGCGTGCGTTCATGCGCTACATGCGCTCGGCAGACCGCAGCATGCTTGCGCGTATCGACCAGTCCGCCCTCACGACGGACGTGCCTGTGGCTATCCCAACAACCATGTCCAACCAGATTATCGAAGAGGTAAGGAACTACGATGACATTCTGGCTATGGTCAACCAGACCAGCTTCCAGGGCGGCATCGAGATTCCGATTTACGACTTCGACTTCACGACCAAATGGGTTACCGAGGAAGAGATTTCCGATACGCAGAAGTTCGGCGTGAACGACAAAATCAGCTTCAGCTACCACGAGTTCGAGACCCGCGTGCAATGGTCGTGGCTTGCCGATATCGTGACCATCGAAGCGCTGAAGAGCCGCTTGCAGCCGAAGATGAGCGAGAGCATCGCCAAGTTCCTCGCCCAGGGCATCATGCGCGGCACGGGCAACGGGCAGATGAAGGGCATCATCGGCGATGACCGAATCACCAACGTCATCGAAATGACCAAGGAAGAGTTCGCCGACTGGCAGAAGTGGCATTCCATCGTGGATGCGGCAATCAAGCCCGAATACGAGGACGGCACAATCTTCATGGCTAAGACCACGTGGAACAAGTACATCGACACGATGGCTGACGATAACCGCGCTCCCGTGAACTACGCCTACGACCCCGTAACTGGCAAGCGCACGCAACACCTCATCGGTCACAACGCGAAGCTGGTCAAGGCTGATATCCTGCCCGACTTCGACACGGCGGCAGCAGGTGACGTAGTTGCCATCTACGGTGACCTCAAGAACTACACCGTGAACTGGCAGCCGGGCGGTCGCATTTCCATCATGCGCTACCCCGACTACGACAAGCGCAAGCACAACCTGCTCGGTTACGGCGTGTGCGACGGCAAGGTTGTAGACCCGTACGGCTTCATGCTCATCAAGAAGAAGGCGAGTGCGTAATGAAGGCTAAGGTGAAAGTCAGGTTCTTCGACATTGCAGAGAGCATCCAGCGCGAAGTCGATGACGTTATCGAGGTCAGCAAGGAGCGCTTCGACGAGGTTAACTCGAAAATCGAAGGCGCACTCGAAGAAGTGAAGGCTGCTAGGGCAGCGAAGACCGCGAAGAAGGAAGACGGCAAGTAATGAGTTTCGCCACGGAAATAGCCGCAGACCTGCTACCGCAGGTGAAGGTCGTTCTGCGTGCAAAGAACGAAGTGTTCGACCCAGAAGTTACAACGCTCATCGCGTCCGCTGTGGGCGATATGCTCAGGTGCGGCGTTTCCCGTGGCGTGTTCAGGCAGGACAGCGAGTTCTACCACGAAGCCATCGCAGCCGTGCATTGCTACTGCAAGGCGCACTTCGGCATGGACAACCCGAACGCCGAAATGGACTTCTTCGCGCAGTCGTACAGGCAGCACGTCATAGACCTGCTCAACTCCGCAGCCAACACGGCAGCGGGAGCGGAAGATGCCGATGTTCTGGGATAGGTACATAGACCTAATCAAGCTTGAGGGCGGATGCACCGAGGAAGGTGCTCCGACCGAGAACGAGGTTTCCAGGACGCAGACGTTCGCTAACGCGAACCACATAGGCTTCGAGAAGTGGGTTGCGGCGAAGTCCATAGGGCTTCACGCGGATGCCGCGATAGAGATTCGCAGCATCGACTACAACGGCGAGAACGCCTGCGAGATTGACGGGCAGATGTACGACATAGAGCGCGTGTACGACAGGGGAGAGTGGACGAACCTCACCTTGAAGCGGCGGCTCGGCACGGAGAAGTCCAATGGGTAGCGAGGTGGCAGTCAGCGCGGATGCGTTCGGCGTGGCGTTCGATTCCATGCTGGACGGCATCGGCAGCGCAGTCGAGGATGCCTTGCCGCCTGCGGTGAAGAAGGGTTGCCACGAAGCCAAGAAGACCACGGTGATGACGGCTCACGGCTACGGTTGGAGCGGTCGTTACACGAGCGGGTTCGGCTACGAAGTTGACAAGTCGGGCGCGGTCGTGGAAGGCGAAATGGGGAACTCGCAGCCAGGTCTTGTCCACCTCCTTGAAAAGGGGCATGCGCTCATAGGCGGTGGACGCTCTGGCGCGTTCCCGCACATGGAGCAAGGCTACGCAGACGGCGTTGCCGCCTTCGAGGACAAGCTGCTGGAAGGAGTTGACAAGGCGCTCAATGGCTAGGGCAGACGTACAAGAATGCGTTAGCACGGTTGTCCCATGCCGCCACATGGCGTGGACAATCGGAAGCGCACCTGAACTTCCGTGGGCTGTGTTCTACGGGGAGCGGACGATACTTGCCGCCGATGGCGATACCTACACCATCAACCACCGTTGGACTGTCGAACTCTACGAGAAGCACGCCAACGGCGAACTTGAACGACAACTGCTAGACGCGCTACGCGCACGCTTCGGTGCCGTGCAGCCGTCGAGCGAAACCTGGATAGAGTCGGAGAACTGCCTTATGACGGTCTACCGATTCTCCGAAATCGAAAGGATATAGAAATGTCTCAGGAAAAACCCCTGCATTACGGACTCAACAACGTCTACTATGCAACCAAGAAGGCAGACGGCACCTACGAGAAGCCCGTTCGCATGCGCGGCGCGGTCAGCCTTACCATCGACCCCGAAGGCGATACGTCCACGTTCTACGCCGACAACGGCGCGTACTTCGTGACCACGACCAACAACGGTCGCTCTGGCTCCCTCGAACTCGCTGGCTTGAACGACGAAGCCCTCATCGCCCTGCTCGGTTACGAGCGCGATGACAATGGTATCGTGGTCGAGATGGCAGACAAGGCTCCCGTCGAGTTCGCCCTTCTGTTCGACTGCGAGAACGACACGGAAGACCCGACGCGCTTCGTCATGTACAACATGAAGCTCTCCCGCTCGCAGAAGGAGCACTCCACGATGGAGGAAAGCGCCGAGCCCAACACGGAGACCTACGACTTCACGGCAATCCCCGCAGAGTTCGAGATGGGCGGCAAGACCCGCAAGGTTGTCGGCGGTCACATCGACAACACCGCCGAGACCAAGACCACCTACGAGTCCTGGTACACGACCGTGGCAACGCCCGTCAAGGCTGCTGCATAGGAAGGGCTGGCAGATGATTGTTTCTATCGACGGAAAGAACCTGGAAGCGGAAGCGTCTGTCCTCACGCTCGTAATCTACGAGCAGGAGTTCCAGGCAGACCTCATCAAAGACCTGTTCGGCAAGGTGAAGATTGAAGTTCCAGAGGATGACGAGTCCACGCTTGACTTCACGCTAACGGACTGGTCGAAGCTTCCGAAGGTCGTGTGGGCGATGCTCAAGACCGCCGACTCCAAGACCCCAAGGTACTCGGAGTGGGCTAGGAAGACCAAGGGCGTGAACCTGTTCGAACTCAACGAGCAGGTTGGTGATGCCGTGGTGGACGCATTTTTTCGACCCACCGCCACCGCCGAAGAAAAGAATTAGCCAGGAAGAAGCACAAGACCCCACGGACATGCCCTACACGAGCATGTTCGTGGGTGCCGTGAGCATGGGGTTCTCGACAGAGGATTTGCGCACTATGCCGTTGAACCGACTGCTCTGGTTCATCCATGTCCACAACCTGAACTCTGCCCCGAAGTCGGACGAGCCGAAGCCAAGGAAGGGGACTGTAGACGAATTAAAGCGCATACTCTAAGGAGCTAGGTATGGCAGAAGCATATCGTGGTCTAACAATCAGGTTCAAGGCGGATGCAAGTTCCGTCATGTCCACCGTTCGCAGCATGCAGAAGGCTGCTGCCAACCTCAACTCCGAACTTCAAATGGTGCAGCGCACGTTGAAGTTCGACCCTGGAAACGCGAAGGCTCTGGCATCCAGCCTTGCCGTCATGAAAGACCGCGCAGGGTTGGCGCAGGCAACCGTGGGCAGGTTGCGCCAAGAATACGCCCAGTTAGCCCACGTCAAGATAAACGGCACGTCCATGAAGGAGCTGTCGGCGAGCACCAAGAACGCAGCCGCGCAGGCTTCGATGGCGCTTGCTCGGTACAACGAAGTGGACGATGCCCTTGGGCGCTTGAAGAAAGACGCTATCGCGGCTTGGCAGAGCAGCGACCAGCTCAAGGAGCTGAGCGTCAATCCGTTCCGCAATGTTCGCGCATCGTCAGAGGAATTCCGCGCATTCGTTGAACTCATGAAAGACGCGAGCGACGTTAAGCTGTCCACCGCAGAAATCGACAAGATGATTGCTTCGTCGAGGAAGCTTCGCGACGAATGGCATATCGCCAACGAGGAAAACGAAAGGCTCGGCAAGGTCGCTGGGTTCCAGTCCCTAGCACGAAAGATAGAACTCGAATCCGCACGTGCGAAGGCTGCAATCAGGGAAATGAACGCGGCGTGGGAAACGCCAATCGTCACGAAGTACTCCGAGCACATCGAGCGTGCGCAAGCCCAGACGCAAAGGCTTGCCGCAAGCGCGGACAGGTTGCGCGAAGCGATGCGCATAGACCCGTCAAGCTTCCATGCCGCACTATCGGCTCAGGAGCGCATGGAGGCGCACAGCAAGGCGCTTGCCGCAGAGAACCGCAAGCTGAACGCGGAGATTAGGGAGCTTGGGCGCAACAAGGCTGCTGTCGAACTCGCGCACAACTTCGACAAGCTGCAATCCGAAGAGAAGGCAGCAGCGGCGGGGTTGCAGAAGTACGGCATGGAACTGTCCCAGCTCCAAGGCAGGCAGGACAGGCTCAACCAGGAGATACATGAGACTACGACCGCAATCGGCAAGATGGGGAACGCCCCTGGTGTCGAAGCGTACAAGAAAAGGCTCGTGTCCCTTGAAGCGCGGCAGAAGGCGGTCACGGCTGAAATCGAGCGCACGGACGCAGCCTACCAGAAGATGGGCGCACGCATGCAGTCCGTCACCGCAGCCAAGCAGATTAACGCGCTCGACGATGCAATAGTGGCGAACTCCGCAGCCATGCACGAGAACGAAAGGGCATGGAGCAAGGCGAACAAGCAGCACTTGCTTTCCTTCTCCGCGCTCAAGTCGGTCGGCATGACGGCGTACATGACGATAACACCAGCCGCCATGATGCTCGGTCACTACGCAGTCCAGAGCGCCGACGAGATTGACAGCGCGTACCGCAACATGCGCAAGACGGTCAATGGCACCGAGGAAGATTTCGAATCGCTCAAGAAGTCGGCATTGGAGTTCGGTGACACGCATTTCACGAGCGCAGACCAGATATTGCAGATTCAGGCGCTTGGTGGACAACTTGGTATAGCATCGAAGGATTTGAGCAAGTTCGCAGAGACGGTATCGAATATCGATATCGCGACCGACATGGACACCGAGACGGTTGCCATCAAGCTCGGTCAGCTCTCGAACGTCCTGAAGCTTACCAAGGAGGATTGGGAAGGCTTCTCTGACGCGCTCGTGCGCCTTGGCAACAACTCGCCAACGCTCGAAAGCAACATCATGAACGTCATGAGCCGTATTTCGCCTATGGGCGCAATCGTGAAGATGGGCGCGGACGAACTGCTCGGCTGGTCTACCGCCGTAGCGTCCACGGGTCAGAACAGCGAAGCGGCTGGCACGGCAATCGCAAGGACGATGAGCCAAATCGAGCAGGCGGTTGCTGGTGGCAGCAGCTCCTTCGATATGTTCACCAAGGCGGCTGGAATGTCTTACGACGCATGGAGACAGCTCTACGAGGGTGGAGACCACGAAGCCGCAGCAGCAGCCATGACTGCCGCCATCACGTCGAACTCCGATGCCCTTGAGACGTTTGCCGCAGCATGCGAAATGACTGGTGACGAGTTCCTTGAGCTGTTCGAGGGCGATGCCGTGAGTGCAACGGAACTGCTCTACGAGTCGCTTGCAGACGGCTCGGAAAGGCTAGAGGGGTTCGCGAAGGTTGCTGGCATGAGTGCGCAGGAGTTCGCGCAAGCCTGGGAAACCGATGCGTCTGGCGCTCTTGAGAAGTTCATCGGTGGTTTGAAGCAGATTGACGAGCAGGGCGGCAGCGTGGACAAGACGCTGGGCGATTTGAAAATCAACTCCGTTCGCCAGAAGCAAGCGCTCGAAGGTCTTGTCACCACCTACGACATTCTGGGCAACTCGCTTCAAATGAGCAAGGACGCAATGGGCGGCGTTAGCGACGAATGGGGACAGGCTGGTGACGCGGCACGCGAAGCTGGGCGCAAGGCAGAAGGCTTCTCAGGTGCGTTGCAGATGCTTCGGAACAATGGGCAGCACCTTGCGGCTGTGATTGGTGACGAGCTTGCATCGCCCATGAAAAGCCTTGCTGACATAACAGCAGACGCGACGAAGGCGTTTGCGGAAAGCGACCCGATGGTTCGCAGGACTGCGCTCGGCATAA